TGCATCCATTTGATTGAAACTGGCGCTCCCTATCACTATGTTACATAGCGATCCCCAGAGGGTGTATCCACAAGTAGTAGAGCCACCTGTTCCCGGGTTCAATGGGGAATAGGGGACAATGCCTATAAATCCCAGGCCAAAAGCACACTTGGCTTGGTCTGTAGACCAACTATTCATGGGATAGATGGAAGCGTAAGGCACGTTTAGGGTCACGTGTGTCTGAGTAGCTAAATCTATTTCAACATGAGGCAGCTGCGTAATTTTGGTCAAATTGCATGTGTGCATTTTACGCCACTGTAAATTAGAACCAAGGATACCAGGAGTAGTACCTCCTCCAGTGGGTAACCAAAACAATATGTATCTGCCTTGCTGAAACCGATCAGCATTAACTTGAAGAGTTATCTTGAAGTCGGACTTGAAAGTGAAGATATTATTCATTCTCGTTTGTTTAGCTGGCGTAATGCAGCTTGTTACATCTCCAATCCATAACACGCCTGAATCCGAGGCGGCTAAAGTACCAGAGGTGAGAACACTAGGCCTTTCCAAATAATCTATAATCGTTTGAGAAGACTTGGCTACTATCTCACCAGCGAAATTGTCAAATTCAACATTTCCAATAGGATTGGCCTCATAACCAATCGTGTCATCAGCGAACTTAGTAGTCGGATTGTGTGAGGAAGTAGCTGTGGGCGTGACCTCAGTCACGCCTTCGATAATCTTGGGTACATCTATGTTGGCTGTCATCTGTTATCATAGATCTGTTTCAGGTACACCACCTCGGGGATTTCGACCTCTAGGCTCTCTTTCCTTGTGGTGCGAGCTCTAATCCTACAAGGTCCTTCTTTTTGAAAGATAGTCACCAACTCTGGTATGGACACCCCCTCCTCGGGAACGAAGAAGCAGTTTAAAGACTTACTTAGGTCGTTGTTACAACTTAAAATCTGTTCCAATCACCAAGAGCCATTCTTCGCGTGTCTTTCTGCGACATCCCATTGCTCTTGTAATACGGTCCTGCTTGCGCCATCAAGACGGGTTCCCATTCATCCCAGACTTCTTTATGATGGAAAGACAGTTCACGACGAGCGTTATCCACACGTTGTCGCATTATCTCCACCTCTTTCCCTTGTTTGGTCCAGCAGCACATGTCTTTAATAGTCTGAAGGTCGAGTGCCCAGTAATACACACCGTCCTCTAGACAGTACACAGCATTGCGCTTGAGCAGAGACCTATTCTCTTTAAGATCAAACGCGTCGTTAACAGCGCCTTTGGCCGCGCTCGTGTAGGTCATGTTAAAATGTTCAGACATGTTTTGAACCATAGTTAAGTTGTTGTGGAAGGAATACTTTTCGGTGACAGCAAACCTAATGTCATCTCCCAACGTTCTTATAACAACGTTGTCGAAGTATTCAATCACGGTAGATTTCCATTCCTTACCCATATTCCTGGCTGAAATAGCACAAGAATAAATGTTCATCAGTGTATTGCGCATGGAGTTGAACAATGCTGTAAGATAAGCTCCCGAGGCCCATCCACCCGGCCAAAGATCGACGTATTTGTCGAACAAATGGCCGGCGATAACACAGGCTCTTCCCAGTCCGTGTCGTACTCGCGCAGGACCGGAAGACTCTTCATCACCGTAGAACCTGTTCACTATCTTTACCAAAATTTCTATTATCTCAGCTGGACAATTACC